ACCGGGGTCCCCTTGTCGTCGACGATGATTTCCAGTTTCAGGGTTTTAGCCATTTTTCTGCCTGATTTTCGCTATGATGTCGATCACCGCGACGGCGCGGCTCATGTAGAAGGGGCGACGGTGGCGCGAGATCGACAGGGCGTCAAACGTCGCCGTAAGCGCCGCGTAATCGAACCCGTCTCGCCTCAGCAAGCCCGGCATAGCCATTTCGAAGACCCTCCAAAATTCGCGGTTCGTCGGCGAGAGGGACGGAATCTTTTCCTCCGGGCACTCCTGCAGGATCTCAATCCCGTCGCATGGCGCTCGTCCTTGGTCTGCCTGGGCCAGCCGGCACAGATTGCAATCGAAATGCTGGCGGTCGAGATACCAGCCGGCCCATGTAATCAGTTTTTTACGTCTTCCTCGATCTCGGAAGTGCGCGCCCTGGCCGTTGCCAAAACAAAGTCGGCCATGGTCGTCTCCTTCCCGTCCGGCAGGGTCGCGACGCCGAGGCGAAAATCGTAGATCTGCTTCTTGATCGCCTTGGTCAGTTTCAGCTCCTTCCCCTCGGCGTCGGTCACCCCCTCCCACGCCTCCAGGCAGTAGTCGAACATGTCCCAGCCGGCATCGCCGGAAAAGATCACCGCCCCGTCCTTGAAGGCGATCTCGTTTCGTGTGGCGGGGTAGGGGCGGATCTTGAGCCGGCCGCCGCCGAAGTCGTAGAATTTCCCATCGTATGACACTCTGGAAAGGTCAAGTTTCACATTTCCTCCTGTGAAGTGTTGCGAGGGGTCCCGGCGTACCGGGCAAGGCCCTGGGCGCCGCCCAGGGTCCGCCCCCTCGACGGTTACGTTGCGGCGTTCAGGGATACCTCGCCCTGGATCTGAAAATTCACCGTCTCCTTGACCACGCCGCCGATCTGCCCGGCCAGCGCGAAGCTGGTGAGCATTGCCCAGGCGGCGATATAGTCGCCGGTCTGGTCCTGGTCCGGATCGTTCGTGAACATCTGAAGCAGGAAGTATTTGGTCCCGGCCTGGATCGCGTCTTTGAGGGCGAGGAACATCGATTCGGTCGCGATGAAATAGGCGTTGGCCGATCCGGAGCCGCCGGCCTGGCCGGTGAGCGCCTCTTTCCAGTTCTGACCGGCGCGCGAGACGTCGGCCATGTCGAGGGTGAAATTGGCGTTCCAGTCGATCAGGTAGGCGACCTTTTTCAGGGCCGCCGCGGGGACATAGCCGTTATTCCCGGCGACGGCGACGTTGGCGACGTTGCCGGAAAAGATCGCCTTCCCGTTGGTATAATTGATGCGCTCGGCGATCTTCCCCCCCGAATCGGTCCAGACGGGCGGACTGTTCGGGTTGATCAGGCGCCGCGTCGTCTCGGTGATCTGCGCCTCGGTCCCCGATTCAGACGTCGGTTCGGCCACCAGGTTGCCGATGACCCATTGATCGCCGGCCGTGTGGCCGGTCGTTGCGGCGAAGGTGATCGTCTGCCCCTCGTCGAGGGTCTGCGCCGCCCCGGTGATCGCCACGTCTTCGGTCCAGGCCCCGCCGTTCTTGCGCCATTTAAAACTGTCCGGGGTCCCTGTGTGGTCGATGACGACCTCGTAGTAGGCCGAGGCGGCGTTGGCTGCCGCCGACCCCCAGGTCGCGTCGTTCAGGCCGGCGCCCGACCAGCCGTTTTGACGAAACGCATACAGGGCGATCATCTTCCCGTGGACGGGTGTCGTGTTAAATCCCATTTTTCAACCTCCTCGCGGGATCCCCGCTTATGCGGCGTCGGTCAGCGTGAGCGCGCCGTCGCCCTGGAAATTGATCGTCGCCTTGACGACGCCGCCCATCTGCGCGGGAACGGCCAGCGACGTGATGAAGATGTTCCCCGTGAAGGCGTTGGTGGTGCCGTCCAGGAGGAACTTCACGTCGGTCAGTTTCGTTCCCGGCGTGGCCGCGACGATGTTGTCGAAAAACGCCTTCTGCTCGGTATTGCCGGCCACAAAATGAACCTCGAACGATCCATTCCAGCCGGCCTGCCCCGGGAGCGCCTCTTTCCAGTTCTGGCCGGCGCGCGAGGCGTCGGCCATGTCGAGCGACACATTGAGGCTCCAGCCCATGCTGAAATCCATGCTGACGTTGTTTTTTTCCACGCGGCAGACCTTGCCGTGAAAAGGGGTCGTATTGTATGCCATGACTTATTTCCTCCTCTTTGTTCGGCCCGCGTCCGGGCCGGATTTATTCGTCGGGCCGCCCGTCGGTTGCCTTCTCTTTTGCCTTTTTTCGCTTTTCCGGGACATTGTCGACGGGCGCGTCCTGCGCCTCTGCAACGGGTTTTGCGGGCGACGTCCAGACGGCGATGCCGTCAAGATTCAGCACCGCAAAATCGGACCGCTCGCACCCGAGACAATCCGCCGTGACGTTGCCCTTTGCCGTGTCTTTTTCGCAAACCGCGCTCCCGCAAGCGATCCTGATTCTTCCGATATAAGGTAACGACATATTTCTCCTTTCTCCCTACAAGGTTTCCAGCGCCAGATATTCGAACGTCATGCGCTTTTTGAGGACGATCGCGTCGGTCCCGCCCACGATCTCCGATTCGGACTCGGCTATGCAGCGGGCGTCCTTGATGCCGGCGATCGACTGGTAGTCTTCGTGGAGGACCGTCCGCACATCGTCGTTGATGTCCAAAATCCCCTTGACAAGCGGCGCGGCCTGGCCGATCACGGGGACCTCGCCGGCTGCCATGTCCACATAGATAATGACGTGGACATGGTAGCGGATCTCCCACAAAAGCGACGTCCCGGATCCCGACGAGGATGACAGCTCCATCGCGATCGGACCGTCCTTGATCCCCAGGGCGGGGAAGGCCGCGGTCTGGGGGATGATGTCCTCGTCCGGCGTGATGAATATGTCCGCGTCGGCCACATAGGACAGGGTCGCCGACCCCTGGAGGTCCGACTTGATCGCGTTGACGAGCGCCTTCATGCTCATCGCACACCCCCGCCGAGGTTGCGCCTGGCCGACCGGGTCAACCGGATCTCCCAGCATTTATCCTGCCGCCCGCCGGAGAGGATCTCATCGAGATACCAGGTCACGGAGTTGATGACGAAGGTGTCGCCTTTCAGGGGGGCGGCAGCGTCGCTGTATTTCATCCAGATGATGAGAGCATCGCCCGGCGGCTGCGGGGTCTGGGCGGCCGCGTTCTCGTCGCCGTAGCAGATCGTGATCGTCTTGGCGGCCCCGCCGGCCGGGGTGTAGGACACCGCCTCGCCGTATTCGTCGGCGTTGAAAAAGACCGCGGTCAAATCTGTGGCGAGCTGGCTTTGGAAGGTCATTTCTTCCCCTTCTTTTTCTTTCTCCCGGCCCGCTTCTGCTTGCGGGCCTGCTGTTTCAGTTTTGCCGCGGCGGTCTTCATCCCGGCGCGTACCTCCCGGAAACCTCGTAGCGGCCGCTCTGCTTTGTCCAGTCGTTGAGCTCGGTCGGCGAGGGATGTTTGAGGTTGTAGGCGGGATCGATCCTTTTCAGATATTTCCCGCGCTCGGAGCAGAAATCCAACCCTCTGCGGTTCATCCACGTAATCCCGAAAAGCTCTCCTACGACCCCGATGACGTCGTAGCGGGTTTTCCAGGGCGACATGGCCAGATCGCGCCAGATAGACGCCAACAGGATTCGCCTTTCCGACTCGGACCACGAGGGGTTGTGAACAAATTTCACATAACACCCGCGATAATGCTCCAGCTTCTGCCGCTGGAACCACCACGACTGGGACGCGATCTCGTCCCGGCCGACGAGCCAGCAGAAATGGCCGTAGTAACCCTTTGTCCGGATCTTCACGGCGGCGGAGAACAGCCCCATCGCGTTGTCGCAAAACATCATCTGCGGAAACGGGCCGTCAAACTCTTTCCAGTATTCGAGCGGATAGTTTGCGTCCATCGCTCATCTCCGCAGCGGTTTCATTCTCCGACACCCGATCCCATGCCGCCGGCATTCCCGAAGCTCTCCTGCCGCGCCTTCGCCATCGCGCTGTCGTACTCGGCCCGCTGTTCGGGACTCATGGTCTCGCGCCGACGATTCAGGTAAATGTTGATTCGCAGGCCAAGTCTGGCCGCCATCAGCAGGATCGAAAAGAGCGAGGGGCTCACTGTTTCACCGTACCGCCCGTCACGTTGTTGTCCTTGGCGAACAGGGCGACCAGGATCATCCCCAGACCGCTGATGACCGCCTGCCATTTCGGCTGCACGATGGGCGTGATTGCCCCGATCAACGGCGGAAGCCCCGCCACCAAACCACCCACCAACGTCTTCCAGTTCTTCATGATGATGCCCTCCATTCGGTTGTTCGTTTTTACTGAATGCCACTTTTTTTACGGCGCGGCAGGCGCGGGCGGATAGAACACCGGAGTCACAACCACGGGGGCCTCCACGGTGCTGACATTGCTGAGGCTTGCGGACCCGCCGCCCATATTGGCCACGCTGCCGCCGGTCGCCGAATTGGTAAATGTGGAGGTGGTCGTCGAAGTGGTCGTGTTGCCGCTATTGGTGTTCTGCACGGTAAAAATGTCGGCTTTTGGTATGCCGGCTACCGCCTCGACCATTTTGTACGCCCCGAACCACGGCAGCCCCACGGACAGCGTTGTGCCGATCAAATTCAGCCACGGGGCGGCGTAGTCCCGCTGGCTGTACTGCTGAAATTCTTTGTCGCCGTTCGCCAGGGGCTGAAATACCCGGATGGCCGCCACGTTCTGCAGGATGATGGGCTCCGCGCTGTTCTGGGCAACCATCTCAAAGAGGGGCTGCGCCGCCCGTTTTTCGGACAGCTTCACCCTTGCGTCGTAATAGGACTGCTCCGCCAGGAGCTGGTTCTTTGTCATGCAGCCGAGCATGGAAATGAAATAGGCCGCGGTCAGAAAACAGATAACGCTCGTCCACAAATATCTTTTCATAACGGGCCTCCTTGGATGCCGGAATCGCGGCCCGGCGGGTCATCGCCGCCGGACCGCGCCTTTATCCGTCGATCCGCGGTTTAGGTGAAAATATAGATGCAGGCGTGCTGCCAGAATCCGTACCCCACGTTCCGGATCGCCTTGACGCCGTAGTGGTGCTTGTTTTCATTGAACTCCAGCTCCGACCCCTCGGCCACGGCGGAAACCGAGATCGGCTCCTCTTCCTGGCGGATCAGGGCCTTGGTGTCGCCGTCGCTGCGGAACACATAGAATCGATCCACGGCGGAGAGGCGCGCGTTGACGGCCAGGGTGAAGTTGAAACCCTGGATGTTCTTGACGATGTTGCTCTGGCCGGCGGCGATGAACTCGTTGTTCAAGACCGCGGCGAAGGGCGACAGATACACCGGCGGGATCATGATCGAGAAGTTCGACGCCCCCTCGTTCATCGGCTCGCCCTGGTTGTCCTTGAACTTGAGGATCGCGGTGACGCACGCCATAAGCGCAGCTTCTGCCTCGGCCGCGGTGGGCTGGGTCGATGTGGCGGCGGCGCCGGTCAGGTCGTTGTCCTGGGTGCCGGAATCGCCCTCGGAGTGGTCGGTGTCGAAAAAATACTGGCCGTCGTAGCAGACGCCGGAGGTCCCCGCGACGATCAGCGTGGTCAGAAGCGACGCCCAATGGGCGTTCGCCCGGCGGGCCAGCTCGGCCACGCGGAGCATGACCTGGCCGGTCTTGTCGCGCCGGATCTCGTCCACGAGGACCTCAAGGGTCGCCTCGTAGGTCTTGTTGACGATGGTGATTCCCTCGTCCTTGAACCCCTTGGCCTGGCGGCCGCCTGTCCACTCGCGCATGGCCGGGGACATGCCGAGCCACTTATAGGTTTCGGACTCCTGGTTGCTGTTGAAAAGCATGGAGACGGCGGGGATCCAGCTCATGCCGAGGTCCTGGCTGAGTTTGTTGAAAAACGCGCCGATAATGGCTCGGCTGCCTAACGATGATGCTCCCATTTTAGTTTCCTCCTTGTAGTTTCGATTCTTTGCCGCTTATGGGTTTGGCCGGCACCCCGGCCCACGTTTCGCCTGGGGGAATGTCCTTGGTGACGACGCTTCCCGCGCCGATCAAGGCCCCTTCCCCGATATTCAATCCGCATACAACGGTGACTCCCGCGCCGAGACGCGCCCCCCGTTCGATCACTGTCTTCTGCCACTTGTCGCGCGGGGAGGGCGGGAAGCGGTCGTTGGTGAAGGTGCAACGCGGGCCGATCCAGGCGTCGTCCTCGATCGTCACCGCCTCCGGGATGAAACACATCGCGCCGATCCGGACGCGCTCGCCGATCGCGACATTGGGGCCGATCTCGCAGAAGGCGCCGATCTGCACGTTTACCCCGATCCGCGCGTCAAGGCTGACCTTCGACGGCTCCCAAACCGTCACGCCCCTTGCCTTCCAACGATCGTCGATAAAGTTTCTCACGCGAGCACCCTCTCATAGATCCGGCCCAGGACCGCGACCGTCTCGGAGATGTCGGGGACATCCGGCGTTTCCCGCCGCGGAACCTGTCCCGCAAGGATCATCAGGAGCTGCGCGGCGATCGTCCGCTGGTCGCCCTCGTCGATCCAGTAGTCCGCATATTCGTTGCCCCGGTAGGAGATCACCGGGCACCCCGCGGCCCTGGCCTCCAGGCAGATTCGGTTGAAATCGCCGTAGCGGACCAGGCCGATGTAGTAGTCCACGGAGGCGAATGCGTTCCGCAGGGCCTCCGGGGCGAGGGAGTTGTTCTGCATGAAGCTCCGGTAGGCGGACCCGTTCGCGTAGGCCAGGGTGCTCCACCAACGATTCTGATCCCAGGGGAGGCAAAAACAATGGAGGCGAAGGGTCCGGATCTTCTCCATGACCCAGGGCATCGCCAGCAGCAGGTCCAGAGGCCATTTGATCGGATGGCAGTTCTCCGCCGTGAATAGGCTCGGCGCGCCGGCCCATTTCCCAAGGCTGGGCGGACGGGTCCAAAAGGCGCGGTCCAGGCCCATGGGCAGCAGATCCACGGCGCGGCCGCGGCCGACCATGGATTGCCAAATCGCCTGATGCCGGGGCCAGAAGGTGGCCACGGCGTCGGCGGTCCGGATCCGGTGAAGCGAGGTCATCCACGGATCCGATGCGCCATGCCCCTGGCACGAGTCGTTTACCGCCGCGGTGAAACAGGTTTCGGGCGTCCCGTGGGCGAGGAAAACCTTCTTCGCCTCCGGTGCGTCCAGGATATCGGGGATATGGCCGTGGATGACGTGGATCTCCGCGCCGGATCCCAGGGGGATCTCCCGGGGATCGTCCCCATCGAGGCAGGAGGCATCGAGGCCGGAGGATTTCTCCGCGGCCGCGATCTCCTCCGCCATGCGATGGAGTCCGGATCCGTTTTTGAGCGCCCAGTGGACGACCTTCATAACGCCCCTTTTAGTGCGCGCTGCTCAGCAGGTGACTCGTGATGTACGACTTCGCGTAGGAGAGCTGCGTGGAGAGCGCCGCCGAGGTCAGCGAAAAGACGCCTGCGTTGGTCATGGACAGGATGCCGCCCGGCGTGACCGCCGCCGCGACGTTCGAGCCGTTCCCCACGAGGAGGTCCCCGCTGGCCAGGGTGCCGCCGGCCACGTTGCCGGTGACCGCTCCCTGGGCGATGAAGGCCACGATCGCCAAATTGGCCGACACGTAGCGGTACACGTTGCCGATGTACGAATTGGTGGATTTGGTCAGGGTGAAGGTCCCGTCCGCCGAGGCATAGACCGGGTTCCCCACGTCGGTGACGGCGACGTCCGTGATCGTGAGCTGGGCGAGGCCCCTGACCACGACCTTGCAGTTGATGTTTCCGTCCGTGGCCACGGCGGAGTTGTCGGCCTGTCGCTGCGCGAAGCCGACAAAGAGATCTCCGGCGACCAGGCCGCGGGCGTAGCCGGAGGTGAGTCCGACTGCCGCGCCCTCATAAATTATCGTCGAAGCCTTAACCGGGACGTCATTGAGCTCGCCGAGCTCGTAGACCCTGGGGGTATCTGCTGAAAGTGCCATGATTTTTTTCCTCCTTCTGTCCTGCCGATGACGGCAGATGTTGATCGTTTCAGGTTACTTACCGTCGCGCCGCAGGATCTTCACCCGGCCCGCTTCCTGGTTCTTCGCGAAGGCGAGATAGGCGTCGAAGCTGTCGGAAAACTCCTCGCGCAGGGCGGGGGTCTTGTCCCACTCGGCCTTTGCCCGCTGCTCGAGGGGGAGGTTTGCGTTGGCCTTTGCCGTGTCGTCGCCCGCCGACGCGTTAGGCACGGGGGGGATGGCGTCCGCCTTGAGCTTGTTCAGGGTCGATGCGCCGTCCTTGCGGACCGCGTCGAGGACGAGGATCGCCGCCTCGGAGCCGGTCGTCTTGCCGTCGAATTTCGCCGTCTGGATGACGGCCTCGTATCCGGGAACCAAGACCGCTTCGACCGACTGGATCCGCGCCCGCTCCGCCTCGGCGCCTTCCGCGATGCCCGCGGTCTTTCCCGCGACGACGCCGGCGTCGAACGCCTCCTTTTTGATCGTCTCGGCGGTCTTTGCCGCCGCCTCTCTTTCGGCCGACCGGCCGATTTCGAGAACCGCGCCGTAAAGATCGGCGTGTTTTGTCTTCAATTCGTCAAGATTCATTTCGTTGTCCTCCTGTAATTGCGTTATGATTTCGTCGTAGGTGGACATGTCGTCCGCCAGCCCGACCTCGATGGCCTTCCGGCCGATGAAAATCCTTCCGTCCGCCGCTTCGAGGATCTGATCCACCGATCGACCCCGGTTTGCGGCGAGGGAGTCCACAAAAACCCGGTATATCTCGTCGACCTGCTCCTGCAGGTAAGACCGCCCCTCGTCCGAGAGGGGTTTGTGCATCGACGCGATCCGCTTGTATTTTCCGGCGGTGATCTCGGTCCACTTCTCGCCGTACATCTCGTCCTGCTTCGACAGGTCCACATGGGTGCCCACGACGCCGATCGATCCGATCTCGGTCGTCTCGCCGGCGATACAGATCCGGTCCGCGCCCGAGGCGATCCAGTAGGCGGCGGAGGCCATCATCCCGTCGGCCAGGGCGACGACGGGCTTTTTGCCCCTGGCGTCGAGGACCGTCGTCGCCAGCTCCTCGGTCCCGTCTACGGTCCCGCCCGGGGAATCGACCCGCAGCAGGATCGAATGGACTGCCGGATCGATGAGGGCCGCCCGGAAGGCGTCGCCGATGTCGCGCATCGAGGTGCCGCCGAAGAGATAGCTGAAAAAGGTGCGGTTCTTGGTCAAAACATCGTTCACGGGGATCACCGCGACGCCCCGGTCGATGGAGTAGCCGCGCAGGGCGTCGGGGTCGTCGAGCAGCGAGAAGAAGCCCGCCTTCGCCTTTTTGAGCTCCTTGAGATCGATCTTCTCCCCCTTCATGTGGGTCTCGTAGACCGACCGCATCTCGTGGAGCTTTGCGGGGACGATCGCCCAGGGCGCGGTCATGATGTCCAGGAGTTTCATGGCAATACCTCTTGTATGTCAAAAACTGTCGATTTAACGTACATCCGTTTCATCCCCGTCCTCACCATTGTCATCGCCGTCCGGAGGCGGCACGGGGGCCGCGACTTGCGCGCGAGCCTTGCCGCCCGGCGTCCACATGCCGATATCGGCGAGCATCTTTCGCTCCTTGGCGATCCGCGGGTAGTTGCTCTCGAAATCGCCGCCGGTGATCGCCACCGTCTCCTCGTCCATGGTGGAGAGGCCGAGCTCGAGGCGCTTTTCCGCCGCATCGACCTCTTTCTGCGGATCGATCTGGCCGGGCGCGTCGCCGATCCAGGTCGCGCCGAGATAGGCCATGCGGGTGCGATAGTCGCGCAGATAGCCGGGGGCCGCGATCCGCCCCATCGCCACGGCCTCGGTCAGCCAGTTCTCGTAGACCAACTGGCAGAAACTGCGGGCCAGCCAGGCGCGGCGGTTCCGGAAAAATCGCCATGCCTCCAACAGGGCCGCCCGCGAGGCGCTGTACGAGGAGGTGAAATTGCGGATCAGGACCTCGTAGGGGATCTCCAGGGCGACGCCGACCTGCTGGAGGATCGCCTTGACAAAAGGATCGAAGGACTGGTTCGGCCGGCCGGGGTTCGCGGTGGAGACCTTCTCGCCCCTGGCCAGGCCGACGACGGCGCCGCTGCCGAGCTTGATGTCGGTGTCGGAGGCGGCCGCGCCGGTCTCCTGCCCCAGGCCCGCGAGGTCGAAGGCGGCGTTCCCGGACTCGGTCTCAATAAAGACGGTGAACATACCGGAGACGACGGCGGCCATGAGCTCCGCCTCGGTGTAACGGTCGAGCTGTTTGAGCGACTCGATCACCGGGGCCAGATAGGGGACGCCGCGGCTCTGCCCTGGGCGGAGGGGCCGGAAAAGGTGGATCACGTTCCGGGCGCCGGTCTGACTGCCGAAGGCCGGGACGACGTCCCACTCGTAGGATTTGGCCGAGGCCGCATAGAGGGTGTTTCCGGGGTGCTGCCGCAGAATGTGGTACGCGACGGGCGCGCCGTAGGCGTCCTTCTGGACCCCGCCGGCGAGCGTGTCGGTATCGGAGGCGTAGTCTTTGTTGCAGACCCGGTCCGCCTCGACGATCTGGAGGTGGGTCAGATAGGGGAAGGCGCCGCGCAGAAAACGGGGCATCAGGACGAACACGTCGCCGTTTTCGAGGACCTGGCGGAAGGCGAGCTCCTGGATGTCGCCGAAGGGCAGCATCCGGGCGACGTCGCACTCCTGCGATCCGGCCCACATGGACCATTCGCGCTCGGTCTCCTCCTCCCATTCCTCGGACCGGGCGTCGTCAAAATCGAGGACCTTGCGGTCGATCCGGCACTGGAGCTTCAGCCCCTGGCCGACGACATTGGTGACGACGGTGTGGACGGCGCCGCCCGCGAGGGGGGCGTTGCGGACCAGGTCGCGGGAACGCTCGCGCAACGTCGGCAGGTCGGAGATGATGTCGGAATCCGCGTCGCCGGGGCTGACGGTCCACTGCTTCGTGGACCTGCGGTCTTTCCGCGCCCCGATGTACGATCCGGCGATAGCCATGACCGCCCGGGCGCGGAGGCGACGGGCGCCGTAGATCGGGGCAACCCAGGAGATCGCCTTGTCGAGGGACGTTTGGACCACGTCGATCTTCTTCCCGTCGCGGGCGCGCAGCGTCAGCATGGTGTGGCCCCCACAAGGCGGATCCCGCCGCGGGTGAGCTTTTCCACCCAGGCGTTCCAATAGGTGATATTTTCGCGGATTTCCTTGGCGTTGGCGCGGGTGAGGCTGCGCCCGCCGATCGAATAAGACTGGCCGGTGGCGACCGCGGTGTCAGCGGCGAGCCAGGC